ATGACAAAGGCAGAAAAGATTATTCAGGAAATCGCAAAGAAGGAAATCCTCGCAATTGAAAGCAGAGGCGACCTTGAAACCAGACGCAGCGACGGAGAAGATTTCTTCGAGGTTGCAGTTTGGGAACTCAAGAAGGCATTGCTTGAAGCCTACAATGCAGGAAAGAACAGCAAATAACAACAAGGAGTCCGAAAGGGCTCCTGTCTCATTGAAAGGAGTTGATGCCCATGAGTATTTTCAGCGGATTATTCCGAAGTCGTGACAAGCCGAAGAACAGCTATGACAGCCCGTCCTACACATATTTCTTCGGACGAGCGAACAGCGGTAAGCGTGTGTCAGATAAAACAGCACTGCAGCACATCATCGTGTTTGCCTGTGTCAGAGTTTTATCGGAGGCAATTGCACAGTTACCGCTTCACGTTTACAAATACACCGATAACGGAAAAGAGCGAGTGCCGCAGCACCCGCTTTATTTTTTGCTACACGATCAGCCGAATCCCGAAATGACAAGTTTCGTTTTCAGAGAAACTCTGATGTCACATCTGCTGATTTACGGTAATGCTTATGCACAGATTATCCGAAACGGCAGAGGTGATGTTATCGGCTTATATCCTTTGATGCCCGATAAAATGAAGGTTGACCGTGATGAACATAACAGGCTGATATATATTTACAGCCGATATGATGAAGCAAATCCGAATATTAAGGAACAGGGTGACATTATTCTTGATGCAGATGATGTACTTCATATTCCGGGCTTGGGATTTGACGGCCTTGTGGGTTATTCGCCGATTGCACTTGCTAAAAATGCAATCGGTATTTCTATTGCCTGTGAGGAGTACGGTGCTTCCTTCTTCGGTAATGGAGCATCTCCAAGTGGTGTGCTTGAGCATCCGGGAGTAATCAAAAATCCCGAACGTGTGCGTGATGCATGGCAGAGAGCATACGGAGGCAGAAACGCTCATAAGGTTGCCGTACTTGAAGAAGGCATGAAATTCACGCCGATTGCAATTCCGAATAACGAAGCGCAGTTCCTTGAAACACGAAAGTTTCAGATTGAAGAAATTGCAAGGCTGTATCGTGTACCACTTCACATGATTGGTGATCTCGAACACGCAACCTTCAGCAATATCGAACAGCAGTCACTTGAATTTGTAAAATACACCTTAGACCCATGGCTTGTGCGATGGGAACAGGGATTACAGAAGGCTCTGTTTTCCGATTCTGAAAAAGGTCAGTATTTCGTGAAGTTCAACGTTGACGGATTGCTTCGTGGTGATTATGCATCCCGTATGCAGGGTTACGCTACAGCAAGACAAAACGGATGGATGTCGGCAAATGATATCCGTGAGCTTGAGGATATGAATATGATTCCAAAGGAAGAAGGCGGAGACCTGTATCTTGTGAACGGTTCGTTTACGAAACTGATAGATGCAGGAGCTTTTTATGAAAAGAATGGTGGTGATGAAAATGAAGCATCAGATCAGTGACCTGTACCAGATGCAGTCACTTCCGCTTGATATCAAAATTGCAATGACTCAAAGCAGAATCCGTGGCTGGTATGAGCATTACGGAGGTGATGTGTATTGCAGCTTTTCAGGCGGAAAAGACAGCACGGTGCTGCTTGATATTATCCGCAGTACGTTTCCGTATTATGAAATTCCTGCCGTATTTGTTGACACAGGCTTGGAATACCCTGAAATCAAAGCTTTTGTGAAAAGCATCGGTGATGTAACCATTGTCCGACCGAAGATGACATTCAGACAGGTAATTGAAAAATACGGGTACCCTGTGATTTCAAAAGAAGTGGCAAGGCGTGTGCAGTATGCAAAGAAAGCAATCGCTGAAGGACGTGAAGAAAATCATGGTGATTACATGAAACTCTGCGGTCTTGCAGTAGATAAAAACGGTCAGAAAAGTCAGTTCAACTGCGAAAAATGGAAATTCATGCTGGATGCACCTTTCAATTGTTCTTCCGAATGTTGCACGGTGATGAAGAAAAATCCCATGAAGCAGTATGAGAAAGAAACAGGCAGAGTTCCCATTGTAGCGACAATGGCATCTGAAAGCCGACTGCGAAAGGAACAATGGCTGATTCACGGCTGTAACGCTTTTGATGCAAAGCGCCCACGCTCACAGCCCATATCGTTCTGGACGGAACAGGACGTGCTTGAATACATTTATACACGAAATATTCCGTATGCGAAAGAAGTATACGGCGATATTGTAATAGATGAAAGCGGAAAATATCATACCACGAAAGCACAGCGAACAGGCTGTGTTTTTTGTATGTTCGGCTGTCATCTTGAAAAAGAGCCTAACCGTTTTCAGCAACTGGCGGAATCACATCCGAAGCTGTACAATTACTGCATTAACGGCGGTACAGATGAAAGCGGTGTGTGGCTGCCGGATAACAATGGTCTCGGACTTGGAAAGGTTCTGGACTACATCGGCGTAAAATACAAGGAGGATACAGAAAATGAAGAAATTCTGGAACTGGATTAAAAACGAAGAAACAGCAGAAACAGAGCTGCTCTTCAATGGACCTATCTCTGATGAAACTTGGTGGGGAGATGAAATTACCCCTGCTATTTTCAGAGACGAACTTTCAAAAATCAGTGGAAATCTTACTGTTTGGCTGAACAGCCCCGGCGGAGATGTTTTTGCGGCATCACAGATTTACACCATGCTCCGTAATCATAAGGGCAAGGTTACGATTAAGATTGACGGCATTGCCGCTTCTGCCGCATCCGTTGTGGCTATGGCTGGTGATGAAACACTCATTGCTCCGACCGGAATGCTGATGGTCCATAATCCCGCCACTTTTGCTATGGGCAATAAGGCAGATTTAGAACAGGCAATTGTACTTCTTGAAGAGGTCAAGGAATCTATTATCAACGCATATGAGGAAAAAACACATCTTTCCCGTGCAAAACTTGCACATATGATGGATGAGGAAACATGGCTCAATGCAAAGAAAGCTGAGAGCATGGGATTTGTTGACGGAATTCTCTTTGCTGACAGTAAAAAGAGTACACCTGTCCCTGAACCCGAAGAGGATGAAACGGATGATGATAATCCTGATACATCAACTGAGGGTGATACTCCCGAAGAGGACGAGGATGGTAAACTCAAACCCAGAAAGACAGAGGATATGACACCACGTTCCTATTCCGCTGTCGCATCTATGGACAGCCTTCTCCGAAAGCTGTCTGCATCCGCACCTGTAAAAGGTACACCGATTGACCAGCTCGACAAGAGATTGGCATTATTGAAACACTAATTGGAGGTAGATATTATGACAATGACAATTCAGGAACTCAGAAAGAAAAGAGCAGATGCATGGGATGAGGCAAGAAACTTCCTCGATTCCAAGAGAACAGAAAGCGGTGTGCTTTCTGATGAAGATTCTGCAGCTTATGATGCAATGGAAAAGAATATCATTGCACTCGGAAATGAAATCGAGCGCCTCGAAAGACAGGAGCGTCTCGGCAAGGAACTCAGTGCCGCAACATCCACACCGATTGTCGGTCAGCCCGGCAGTCACGATATGAAGCCTGAACCGAAGACAACAGCAACTGATACCTACAGCAAGGCATTCTGGAACAGTGTCCGCAACCGTAACTGGATTGATATCCGTAACGACCTCCAGGTCGGTGAAGATACAGAGGGTGGTTATCTTGTGCCTGATGAGTTTGAAAAAACTCTTGTTGAGGCTCTTGAGGAAGAGAATGTATTCCGTCCCCTTGCAACAAAAATCAAAACATCAAGCGGTGACAGAAAGATTCCGATTATCACCTCTAAGGGTGAGGCTTGCTGGATGGAAGAGGAAGAGGCATACACTCTCTCCGATGATGCATTCGGTCAGATTGCACTTTCCGCTTACAAGGTTGGTACTGCAATCAAAATTTCCGAGGAACTTCTCAACGACAGTGTTTTCGACCTTCCAGCATACATTGCCCGTGAATTTGCACGTCGTATCGGTGCAAAGGAAGAGGAAGCATTCATTATCGGTGACGGTATCGGCAAGCCTACAGGTATTTTTGATCCTGTGAACGGCGGTATGGAAGGTGCTGTCACAACAGGTGCAGCAATTACCTTTGACGATATGATGGAACTCTACTACTCCCTTAAGTCTCCTTATCGTAAGAAGGCTGTATGGGTACTCAACGAACAGACCATCAAGGCAATCCGTAAACTCAAGGACAATACAGGCAACTATATCTGGCAGCCTTCTGTAACTGCAGGCGTTCCCGATATGATTTTCAACCGTCCGTATGTAACAAGTGTATATGCTCCGACTGCTGATGCAGGCAACAGAGCTGTGGCTTTCGGCGACCTGAAATATTACTGGATTGCCGACAGACAGGGACGCTCTCTCAAGAGACTCAACGAGCTCTTTGCGATGAACGGACAGGTCGGTTTCCTTGCATCTCAGCGTGTGGATGGTAAGCTCATTCTTCCTGAAGCAGTCAAGGTGCTTAAGGTCAAGGGCGGTACAACTACTACAACAAAGGGTTGATGTAAGTGATTACTCTTAAGGAAGCAAAAAACTATCTTCGAGTGGACTATGATGAAGATGACAAACTGATTCAGAATCTGCTTTTCACCTGCAAGAGACTGGTAATGGATGTAGGCAGGATGAACGAAGAAAGATTTACACGAAATGAGGATACAGTGCGGACGGCTATGCTGTTCGCACTCGGTTATCTGTATGAAAACCGCAGTAATCCTGATTATCACGCACTTACCCTGAATCTTCGTTCTATTCTGTTTGCACAGAGAGAGGGTGTGATTTGATGGAAATCGCAAAAATGAATCAGCGGATTACACTTCTGGAACACAGAACAGTTAAGGATGAAATCGGAAACCACATCACAAAATGGGAGGAGCAATCTTCCATGTGGGCATCTGTAGATACCAGCAATCTGAAAACCTCCTCCGAAACCACAGAGGCAGGCGTTACCAAGGAAGTCAGAATGCTGATTTTTACAGTCAGACAATGTCCTTCTTTGCTGTATCTGAATTCCACGACGCATCGCCTCCTGTTTCGTGGACAGATTTATAATATTTTATCCGTCAAGCCTGATTATACAGATAACAACTACATGAAAATTACCTGCGAAAACAGAGAGGGCGGTGTTCCGCATGACCAGTATTGATAACCTTGCAGACGAAATTATGAAAGGTCTGACAGAATATGTTGACCTCGCAGAAGCAGATATGAAGAAGGCTGTAAAGAAAACAGCAACCGCAGTAAAAAAGGATATTGCTGCAAACGCACCAAAGCGTACAGGCAAATATGCAGCAAGCTGGACGACCAAAAAGACAAAAGAAAACAGCCATACACTTGAAATGACTGTGCATTCCAAGGACAGATACCAGTTGGCACACCTTTTGGAGAAAGGCCATGCTAAACGTGGTGGTGGTCGTGTTGCAGGCAGACCGCATATTGCTCCTGCCGAGGAAAGCGGAGTGAAGATGCTTGAAAAATTGATAACGGAGGCTTTGTCATGACGTATGAACAGATTGCGGCAATGATGGAAGAAATGGGGCTGCCTTTTGCATACCACCATTTTGCAGAGGGAGAAAGTCCAAATCCTCCGTTTTTGCTGTTTTTATCGCCGGGAGAACACACATTCTCCGCTGACAACTATATGTATCACAGCTTTAAACAGCTTGATGTTGAATTGTACACAGACAAAAAGGCTCCTGACCTTGAAAAACAGGTCGAGAGCGTTTTGCGTCGCCATCATATTTATTACACTAAAACTGAAACATGGATTCCGTCTGAGAAGATGTATGAAGTGTTATACGAAATGGAGGTCTAATCTATGGCTAACAAGAAGAATAAGGTTAAATTTGGTCTGCAGAATGTTTACTGGTGTAAGATTACCGAATGGGGTGAAGACCCTGACGGCAACAAGACAGTTCCTGTCTATGGCACCTCTGTACATCTCCCCGGTGCTGTCAGCCTTTCCATTGATGCAAACGGTGAGGCAGAAAACTTCTACGGTGCGATGCGTTCCTAATTGAAAAGATTAGGCACTAACAAAAGAACGCAATGTTCTCAGTTAGGAGAACTGATAATCTGAAAAGTGGAATGACGGGGTAACGCCCTGAAACGCTTTCCCTGATACTCCGACTGGCATTGTTTGGAAACAACTATGTCAGAAGCTCGGTGAAGTCGGCTGAGAGATACCGTAATCTGTAAAACAGAACGAAAGCTGTCCGGAGGCGGACGGTGTATCCTATAGGTCGGGGGTCTATAAAATGCGTATGGTGAGAATGATAGCAATATCTGACGAACTTGCGAATGTACGGGTCTATAAGTTTGATATGCAGAAATGTATATGCCCTATTATGGGGAACTTGTGAGGTAAAGTAAGTATCGTAGAGACGAAATTCCTTATAGTGTTAAAGGCACTATCCAGCAAGCAGGCTCAGAGCAAGCACCTAACCGCATATGAACAGATAGGATTATCGGAACGCAGCAACCTACGGTACACATTTTGTGGTACAGGCGAAGAATAATAAGCTGTTTTAACCGTGGGTAAAGTAGTGGCATTACTGGTGATGTTTTCTGTAATGGAAAACGGAGGGACAGCCACAAGTCAAGGTTATAAATTAGTTATAGGCAAATATCCTCATAGCTTCGAGTATGATTAGGATTTATCCAAGAAAAACGAACCTGAAAGGGGGAGTTGCCTATGACAAAGCAAAAGAAACTGCGATATCTTGAATATTACGACCTACAGGAACGGTTTGATGAACTGTTTGCAAAAAGTAAGCAGGGTGAGCTTTTCACCAATCTCATGGAACTCATATCCAGTGAAGAAAATATAAGACTTGCTTACAGAAACATCAAACGGAATGAAGGGAGTAACACAAGTGGAGTTGACGGAAAAACAATAAAAGACATTGAAAGAATCTCCACAGACAAATTAGTTGAGGTTATACAGAACAAATTCAGATTTTACACACCTAAACCGGTAAGGCGAAAAGATATTCTCAAGCCAAACGGTAAAACAAGACCTCTTGGAATCCCTACCATTGTAGACAGACTAGTTCAGCAGTGTATTCTGCAAGTGTTAGAACCTATCTGCGAAGCTAAATTCCATGAACGGAATAATGGTTTCAGACCAAACAGGTCAGCAGAACACGCACTCGCACAATGCTATTGAATGATACAAATACAACACCTGCACTTTGTTGTGGATATAGACATTAAAGGATTTTTCGACAATGTAAATCATTCCAAGCTGATAAGACAGATATGGTCAATGGGAATCAGGGACAAGAAACTGATATGCGTTATTAAGCAGATGCTGAAAGCACCAATTGTAATGCCGGACGGCACGATAATAAAACCTGATAAGGGAACACCGCAGGGCGGTATTCTATCTCCGCTCCTTGCTAACATTGTGCTAAATGAGCTGGACTGGTTGATAAGCAGTCAATGGGAAACCATGCCGACGCATACGCAGTACAAGCCGCATATTTCAAAAAACGGTACTATCAGCTGTGCAAACAAATTCCGTGTTCTACAGGAAAGCAAACTGAAAGAAATGTATATCGTTCGCTATGCAGATGATTTTAAGATTTTCTGCCGCAAGCGAAACGATGCAGACAAAATATTTGCAGCAGTAAAGAAATGGTTGAAAGAGCGGCTTAAACTCGACATTAGCGAAGAAAAATCAAGGGTTGTAAATCTGAAAAAGAAAAGTTCCGAATTTCTCGGATTTGAGCTGAAAGCAGTCCGCAAAGCGAAGAAATATACAGTGCAATCGCATATGTCAGAAAAATCCAAAAAGCGGGTTACTGAAACGCTCCATAAAAAGATTGTAGAAATAGAACACAGCAAAAATGCCAAGGAACTCGGAATCCTTGTCAGACAGTACAATACTGTCGTCTTTGGCATTCATAACTACTACCGTATTGCAACTCATATTTCATGTGATTGCAGTGCGATTTATAACACGATTCGCAAAACTATCTACAATCGGTTAAGAGGTCAGTTAAAATCAAATGGTGTCATACAATCTGCATTCATACAAAAGAACTATGGGAAAAGCAAGATGATTTGTTTTCTCGGAGATGCACCCTTAATTCCATTTTCTTATGTGCAGACCAAGACACCAAGATACAAAAAGGTTAAGATATGCAAATACACTCCAGAGGGCAGGAGCGAAATTCATAAATGCCTGAAATTCGATGAAAGTGTTATAGCGGTTCTGCATATGCTTGCAAAATCCCACATGAATGGCAGAAGTGTAGAATACATGGACAATCGAGTTTCACTGTATGCTGCCCAATATGGAAAATGTGCCGTCACAGGCAAGGTACTATGGATTGATGAGATTCACTGTCACCATAAAAAGCCTGCATCACAAGGCGGTACAGATGAATACAAAAATCTGATAATTGTGCATATTGATGTACACAGATTGATTCATGCAACGAAGCCAGAAACAATAACTGCATATCTAAACAAACTGCACCTTACAAAACCTCAACTTGAAAAATTAAACAAATTAAGAACTATGGCAGGAAATCCTGCTATCTAAAGTTTCTGAATGCTTTGAAATATTTGCTAATATGACGAAACAATAACCTTGATGGAACGCCGTATGCGGTGAAAGTCGCATGTACGGTGTGGAGTGGGGGAAAATCCGGAGATTACATCAAAGGATTACCTATCACTATCTGATAACGGCGTTTACTACGTCATCAACAACAATGCAGGATACACAGGCGATCTTGAAATTGCCCTAATTACAACAGAATTTGCAACTGAAATTCTCGGCGAGGTTCTGGATAACAACGGTGTACTTGTAGAAATGAATGACGGAGAACTTTCACAGTTTGCTATGATGTTTGAGTTCCTTGGTGACAAGCATCACATCAGACACGTTCTCTACTGCTGCAGTGCAAGCAGACCGAAAACAGAATCCTCTACCACAGAGGAAAGCACAGAGGTTAAGACAGATACACTGTCCCTCAAGGCATCTGCACTTCCGAGTGGTCTTGTCAAGTGTAAGACTACGGAAAGCACTACAGATTCTGTTTACAACAACTGGTTCAAGACACCTTACAACCCCAACACCGCAACTACCACCACCAAGGCAGCAACAACAACCACTAAGGCAAGCACATAAGGAGGTACAGATATGGCTATCAAAAAGGATATTGTTATTGACGGAATTACCGTTCCTTTCAAGGCGAGTGCGGCTGTGCCTCGCCTTTACCGTCTGAAGTTCCATCGTGATATTTACAAGGATTTCGCGGCATTGCAAACCAATGTGAATGAAGCTGAGGATGAAAATACGGAGGCAAGCGGACTTGATATTGAAAGTCTTGAGGTCTTTGAAAATATCGCTTACGTGATGGCGAAACACGCCTCACCTGAAACTGTTCCCGATAACCCCGACGATTTCCTGGAGCAGTTCAACACGTTCAGTATTTATGAGATTCTTCCTCAGCTTATCGAACTCTGGGGACTGAATACGGCAACGCAGGTGAAATCTAAAAAAAACATCGCCAGACTGACCGCCCGATGACAACTCCGTTATTTCTCCTACGCTGTGTACAGCTTGGCATTTCCCTTGGTGAGCTGGATATGCTCACCATCGGTCTTGTCAATGATATGTTCTGCGAAAGAGAAAATGACGAATACACAGGCTGGTCAGAAATGGCATCTCAAAACGACATGGACAGCTTCTGATTGGAGGTGAAATCACAATGGCAAACAGAATAAAGGGCATTACCGTCGAGATTGGCGGCGATACCACTAAACTCAGTAAGGCTCTGGAAAGTGTCAATAAGAATATAAAGAACACGCAGACTCAGTTAAAAGACGTTGAAAAATTACTGAAACTTGATCCGAAAAATACAGAACTGCTTTCCCAGAAACAAAAATTACTGGCTGAAAGCATCTCTGCTACAAAGGATAAACTTGCAACGCTGAAAACTGCTGCGGAACAGGCTAATGCTGCTCTTGCCAAAGGTGATATCACCCAGGAACAGTATGATGCCCTACAGAGAGAAATCATTGAAACTGAAAACGAACTCCGAAATCTTGAAACCGAGGCTGGCAAGGCTACTGATGCACTGAGTAAAATCGGCGCGGCGGGAGAAGTTCTGCAGAATGTCGGTGATAAGATTTCGGATGTCGGCTCTACTCTTACAAAAACGGTTACAGTTCCGATTGCCGCCGCAGGTACAGCAGCAGTAAAAACTGCATCTGATTTTGATACAGCTATGTCAAGGGTTGCGGCAGTATCGGGTGCAACCGGTGATGAACTGGATGATCTGCGTAAAAAGGCTCGTGAGATGGGCAGTAAAACAAAGTTTTCTGCATCTGAGGCTGCTGATGCCATGAACTATATGGCAATGGCAGGCTGGAAAACATCAGATATGCTTGATGGTATTGACGGTATCATGAACCTTGCAGCCGCATCGGGTGAAGATTTAGCAACCACATCGGATATTGTTACAGATGCTTTGACTGCTTTCGGACTCTCCTCCAAAGACAGCGGACACTTCGCAGATGTACTGGCGGCAGCATCTTCCAATGCAAATACCAATGTGTCAATGCTCGGTGAATCCTTTAAATACTGCGCTCCGATTGCAGGTGCATTAGGATTCTCCTGCGAAGATACAGCACAGGCTCTCGGTCTGATGGCTAACGCAGGTATCAAGTCTACTCAGTCTGGTACTTCCATGCGTACCATTATGACAGCACTTTCAGGTGATGTAAAGTTCTGTTCTGAAAAGTTTGGTGAGATGGAAATTGCCACCACCAATCAGGACGGTTCGATGCGTGACCTCAATGATATTCTTGACGACTGTCGTGTGGCTTTCAATCAGATGACAGAATCTGAAAAGGCATCTGCCGCACAGTCACTTGTCGGAAAGAATGCAATGTCAGGTTTCCTGGCTCTTATGAATGCTGCACCTGCTGATATTGAAAAGCTGAACGGAGCAATCATCAATTGTGATGGTACATCTCTGAAAATGGCTGATACCATGCAGGACAATCTTGGCGGTCAGCTTACAATTTTAAAGTCACAGCTTGAAGAACTCGCTATCTCCTTCGGTGAAATTCTGATGCCTGTTATCCGAGAGATTGTATCGAAAATTCAGGCTTTTATTGATAAATTAAACGCTATGGATCCAGCCACCAAGGAAACGATTGTAAGAATTGCTCTCGTTGCGGCGGCAATCGGTCCTCTTTTAATCGTTATAGGCAAAGTTATATCTACAGTCGGCAGTCTTATGACGTTTATCGGAAATCTGCCGACAATGATTGCAGGTGCAAAAGCCGCATTCAGTACACTTGGTGCTGCAATCGGCGGTATTTCCGCACCTGTTATTGCTATTATTGCGGTCACTGCTGCCCTTGTAGCTGCCTTCGTGCATTTATGGAATACAAACGAGGATTTTAAGAATGCAATTATCGGTATCTGGGACAGAATTAAGGCTACTTTTGAACGATTGACATCCGGCATCGTTGAAAAACTGAATGCTCTCGGCTTCAATTTCAAGGATATTGGTGAAGTCATCAGCACAGTATGGAACGGACTCTGTGAAATACTCGCACCTGTATTCGAGGGTGCTTTTACGCAGATTGCAAACATCTTTGATTTTGTTACAGATACAATCCTGAGTGTGCTTGATGTATTTATCGGCTTATTTACAGGAGACTGGGAACAATGCTGGAATGGTGTCAAGGGCATCTTTACGGGTATCTGGAACTTCATCAAGAATACGTTTACCACAATCCTTGATGCTTTAAAGGGTATCGCAGATGTATTTCTCGGCTGGTTCGGTACTTCATGGGATGAAGTCTGGACAGCCATTAAGGATTTCTTTGTCGGTATCTGGGACAGCATTGTTTCCTTTATTACGGGTATCTTTACATCTATCCGAGATTTCTTTGTTAATACCTGGACGGCAATAAAGGATTTCTTCGTTGGCATCTGGACAGCAATTTCCGATTTTGTAACGGGCATCGTTACAGCAATCCACGATACCATTACAACTGTATGGAATGCTGTCAGCACAGCAATCACAACGGTAATGGATGCAATCTGGAACACGATTTCTTCTGCATGGAATACCATCTACGAGTTCATTTCGCCTCTGCTGGATGCTTTCAAGTATCTGTTTGAAACCATTTTTGAAGCGATTCATGTGGTTATCAGCAGAGTGATGGACTGGATATGGGATAAGATTCAGACAGTATGGAATGCGATTGTAGACTTTATTACACCGATACTGGAAGGAATCAAGTTATTCTTTGAATCCATCTGGAATGCGATTTCTACAGCAATTTGTACTGCTATGGATACCATTTCAAACGTTATCACTACAGTCTGGAATGCAATCTCCGGCTTTATTTCAGGAATCCTGAATTCCATCTGGTCGGTAATCTCGTCTGTATGGAACTCCATTTCAAGTGCAGTATCAAGTGTGATGAATGCAATTTCAAGCACGATTTCATCTGTCTGGAACAGTATCAAGGTCACCATCTCCAATACCATGAACACCATCAAAAATACAGTCACGAATATCTGGAACAGCGTTAAGTCTGCTGTTTCTTCTGTTATTGATGGTATTTACAATACAGTCAAGGGTGGCTTTGATAAGGCTGTTAATTTCGTGAAGAATCTGGCAAGTGAAGCATGGAGCTGGGGTTCTGATATTATCGACGGAATTGTCGGCGGTATCAAAAACTGTATCGGAAAAGTATCCGATGCTGTAAAGGGTGTCGCTGATAAAATCCGCAGCTTTCTCCACTTCTCCGTCCCGGATGAAGGTCCTTTGACGGACTTTGAAAGCTGGATGCCTGACTTCATGCAGGGACTTGCTGACGGTATCAACGCCAATGCAGGACTGGTAAACGATGCACTCAGCGGATTTGGAACGAATATCACAACACAGCTTACTGACACATTCAAAACTGCAATGACCAATATTGTTTCTACGGTCAGCACATTCATGCAGGATACGCTGAATAATATACAGAACGTATGGAACAACATCAAAACCAGTATGTCAACTGTTCTCACAAGTATTGGAAACACTGTAAAAACAGGCTGGACAAACATGACAAATAACATCAAAAGTTCTCTGGATACCACTAAAACAGCAGTTACCACAGGATGGAATGCAGTCAAAAATGTGGTATCTACTGCAACCACAGGAGTAAAGAATACAGTTTCGACTGTATGGAACGCTGTCAAGAACTGCATCTCCACAGGACAGCTTGACATTCAGGGTACGGTTTCATCCACTTGGAACAGTATCTCCACAGGCGTAAAAAATACAGTTGGTGCAGTCAAGGACGCTGTTTCTTACGCCTGGAATGCAATGCCTGAGCCTATCCGAAATTCCATGAATACCATTTCCAATACAGTTCTCAGCGTATGGGACGGAATCAAGAGTGGTGTCAGTGAGCGACTCGGTGGTGTGCGTGATGCTGTATCAGGTGTCATGGACAGCGTAAGAAATGTTGTCATGGATAAGGTCAACAGTTCGTGGTCATGGGGTCGTGACCTCATGCAGAATCTTGTAAATGGTATCCGCTACAAGATTAACGATATTTACAATTCCGTATGTGATGTGGCAAATATCATCTGGGAACACCTGCACTTCTCCGTTCCTGAAAAGGGACCTCTGACCTCAGTAAACGAATGGATGCCTGACTTCATGAAAAACCTTGCAGATGGTATCAACAAAAACAAAAAGCTGATTACCAAGGCAATCAGCGGAGTGGCGGACGTAATGTCTCTCGATATGGATTCACAGCTTGGTATCAGTATGACAGCATCCATGAAGGACAAGAATCCGTATGGAACAGTCGTAAATAACTACAATAACGACAACAGCCGTACAGTAAATCAGACTAACAATAGCCCGAAATCACTGTCACGACTGGAGATTTATCGTATGACGAAGAATGCGTTGGGCTGAGTTTATCAGCCCTGCAAACTGGGAGTTGTAAGCATCTTTATCGTTGCGTTAATATCCTTTTCAATCAGTGAACGCATACTTTCCTTATAACAAGACAAATCTGCATCATACAGTGCTTCTAAAATTTTCGGAATAAGCTGAGATTTTGCCTGTCCCACTTCTGCAAGTGCCTTGATGCATTGTCTTGCAGTAATTGGCTTTTCGTCAGTGATATGCAGCAGGTACTCTGACATGATGTCATCAAATCTATTTTCATCATCCCACTGAGCATTTGCCGCAAGAATAAATAAAGCTCTGTTACGCACCAAAGAGTTAGAATGATTCAGCAATGCGGCAAATTCATAGAAACAGTCATACCATGTATCTGTTTCATGACTTTCAGAAATGATATTTTCAGCATAAGCACAGGCAAATTTGTTATTCTTTGATGTTAATGCTGCAATTATATCTGCTTTGCTATTCATTTCGTTTACCCCACAAATTCAAGGTTTGTCTGTTTCACTAAATCTGAACTTAGCAAACCATAACATTAATTATATTTATAAGGAACACCATGTCCACAAGCCAAATACTTAGGACAAATTCTTCTGATTTTAGAAACCGAATCGTTCATCATATCAATATCTGTTCCATGCGGTGGCAACATAGGTTGTCCATTAATAACCGCATAGGCATCCCCACAATAAAGAACTTCATCGGTTTTAATTCCCATGGAACCATACGTATGACCAGACAAAAAAACAATATATCCCTCATAACCATAACTCTTTAATACCTCACAGCCTTCAGACGAAATAACAATTTCTGGTAAATATTGCTTGCTCTTAAATAGAGGGGTCTTCGTCCAAAAAGAAATCCATTTTACTCTGAACCTATATCTTTTCGCTGTAGGTATTTGTTTTTGAGATTGAAAATTACGAATTAAGGTCTTATCTTTTTCATTTATCCAAACTCTGGCATTATACTTATTTTTCAGTTTAGCTACATTCCAATCATGATCCGGATGTGCATGTGTAATAAAGATGTCTGTAATATTAAATTGATTCTCTTCAATCCAATTTATGATGGATTTATAAGTTGTAGCAAATCCCGAGTCAATTAACATATCTCCGTTTTCACCACGAATAACATATACAGAAATCGGCGCATCTCCTACTTTTTCCGTCAAATATATTATTTCCCCAACTTTAACATTATTTGAAGTTTGAATCCTTTGCATTTAGGTTCCTTCCTCATAAGGTCGCACAGAAAAATCTTTATTTTCTTGTTTTTCACTGATAATCATTCTTTCTTAATATCTTTAAATTCAAATTTGTATTACTAAGTTAAATTCATATTTGTCGAGCAGTTTGTACTCGACTTCTTCTCTTCCAGTATAGCACAAAAATCCAAAAATTTCAAGTCCTAATGAAAGGAAGTGACGCATTGTTTTATACCCTTATCCTCGAAAACGAAACAGGTCAGCAAATTGACCTTTCACAAACCGCTAACCGATATATTTTCAGCAAAATTGAAGGTCTGAATCCTCCTGCAGGAACAATCAGCACCTCCTCTTATGCAGGAATGGACGGCTCGTATCTGAATAATGCCTTCATCGAAAAGCGAAATGTAGTCATTCCTTTTGAAATGCGTGGCTTTGATGTGGAACTCCGAAGGCATGAACTGTATAAGGTAGTAAAACCCTCACGCTACATCAAGATATATTACTCTACGAAAAATATCTCTGTGTATGCGGAAGGCATCGTAGAGACCTGTGAAATGGAGAATTTCGAGGTGCTGACTAAGGGGCAGATTTCCATTATCTGTCCCGATATTTATTGGTATTCTACGGAAACGCAGATAGCTGAGTACGCCCAGGTCACAGGAGCCTTTCATTTCATTTTTCCTGATAATGACGAGCCATTTCCTATCGGCAAATACAATACGCAGAATATCTTGACTATTGTCAATGATGGTGATGAGGTTGGTTTCACGCTTGAAATCAGCGGAGGACCTGCAACAAACCCTACCATCTATAACGCTGCAACGGATGAATATATGCAGATACTCGGTGAAATTCAGGAGGGTGACCTGGTTACCATAACAACAAAAACAGGAAATAAGACCGTAACCTTGGAACGTGAGGGTGTGGTGACCAACATCATCAACCGACTGGTTTCAGGCTCTACCTGGCTTACGCTTCGTGCAGGCGAAAACAAATTCTATCTTCGTTCCTCAAGCGGAGTAGCCAATCTGAAAGTACGTCTTATTCACCGAAATGCTTACTTAGGAGTGTGATTTATGCAGATTGAAGTTTACAACATGATTGCTGAAGAACGTAATCTCACGATTACATTAGAAGCTATCTGCGACAGCTTTTCCTCACTCCTGTGGGATATTGAATTCTACAAGTGTGGTGCTTTTGAAATATATATTGCAGCATCTCCGAGAAATATCGAGATTTTCCAGACAGGCAGAATTGTCGGCAGAGATGATGACAAGGAGCATTTTGGATTGATTGAGGGTGTACAGATTGAAACTGATGCGGAGGATGGCGATTATCTGATTGTAACAGGCAGATTTCTGATGTGTCTGTTGGAACGGAGAATCATTTATCCGACACTCAGTATCACAAATGAAACCATGTATTCAAATATTGTACGTTCTGCCGTAGAGCGAAATGCGATGGCTTCTACAGAGCGAATTATTCCGGGACTACAGATTGGTGATGTCAGCGGTGAATGCTGGAACAGAAAAGCCAAATTGCAGGTCAGCTACGATAATCTGATGGAATGGATTTACACCATCTGTCAGAAAATCGGCGGAACTGCAAATATCCGTTTGAGTAAAATTAGTGATGAGCAGTATGGAATGTTCCTGGAACTGTCGGAAGGTACTGACAGAAGCATCATGCAGGACGACAATCCTCACATTGTATTTTCGGACGGATACACCAATTTACTTTCTTTCACATATTCCTCTGACATTTCGGTGCAGAAAAATTTTGCATATATATTGGGCAAAGGTGACGGAGAAGAACGAAAACGCACTACATATTGTGATGGTGAAGAACCGATGTTCCTTGACCGCTACGAAGTATATGTAGACGCGAAAGACATCTCAGATGAAGATATGGAAGGAACTGAAACAAAGCCTATCCCTGAAGCAGAATATATTGAACTGCTGAAAGAGAGAGGCAAAGAAAAGATTGTACAGCCTTTTCATTCATCCGAATCCATGATTGCGGTACAGTCAACGCAATTCAAATACAACATCGATTATTTTGTTGGAGACTATGTTACTGTGGAACACCGCAGATTCGGTCTGAGACAAAATAAAATACAGATTATCGGCATGATTGAGAGTTTCGACCAAAATGGAAGAAACCTCACACCGACATTCAAGGAGGGATAACTTATGGCATTTTCATACGGATTCTTTAACGCCAAGAATCTGGACAGAACCTATACCGCCGAGAATTTCTGTGATTACCTCGGCAGTATCATCTGTAACGGCATTCAGGACAACTACGGAGGCTGTTTCAAACCGACAGCATCCAAGCTGAAACTTGCAATCGCAAGCGGTAAAGCGTGGATTGACGGACACTATTTTATCTCCGATACTGCATATACCTTTGACCTTTCACGTTATGTGGACGAGTCCCTTCCGAGATATGTGACCATCGGTATCTGCTGCAATACAGGAGAAAACTTCCGCAGTATTGAATTTGAACTGTCCGTAGGTACACCTGCAACCAATCCGACTATTCCAAAATTCACAAACACCGACACCAAGACATATCTTACTCTCTTTGCAGTAAAGATTGAGGCAGGAGCAATTGATCTGAAGGTTACTGATTACAGAAATAATTACACCTATTGCGGATATGTCCGCTGTATTCTCGGTAAATGCAAGGTTACGGATATGATGTCTGAACTTGAAGAAATTGTGGCTCAGATGAAGGACTACAACACAACAATCACTCAGCTTACAAATAAAGTAGCTGAACTTACAGTAAAGGTGGATGAAATGACCGGGGATGTTATTGCTATCGGTAAATGCGGTGATAACATCAATTATGTATGGTTCTCCGATGGCAGAGTCATCCTCAAGGGAACTGGTGCAATGTATGATTACGGCAATTTTGAATCGGATAATAAATCTCCGTTCTACGACAGCACAAATGTTAAGTCCGTTATAGTTTCCGAAGGAATTACTGTTGTAGGAGAATACGCATTTACCTACTGTAACAATCTAAAGACTGCTGCTCTACCGACAACATTGACAGCCATTAAGCGTAACAGCTTTATCCCACATATTGACGGATATATACCGCATCGTGACCTCTACGGACTTACAACGCTGAAGATTCCGAGTAAGGTTACTGAACTCGGAAGATATGCATTTGCAGGAACGCAGATTCAGTCGGTTACCGTCCCTGCTTCTGTGGTTACGGCTGGTGATCAGGTGTTCGGAGAATGTCAAAATCTGAAAACTGTGCGTTATTCAGGAAAAGTTATCTCTGATAGGATGTTTGTAAGATGTATCAATCTTACTTCCTTTACAATTACAAAGTCCTGTAAAGAAATAGTGGGAGGATGCTTTAATTACTGTGATTCTCTTACAACGCTCACTTATGAAGGCAGCATTTCTGAATGGAATTCTATCACCAAACATACTGGTTGGGATGGACATAATTCGGAAATTTTGAAATCTCCGCTCGTAAAGGTACAATGTCTTGACGGCTACATGGAGTGGGATGCTCCAAATAAACGATGGATCGAGGTACACACTTATGATTAAATTTCTTGTAAAGGGACAGAACATTGAAACGCTGGAACATGAAATCATTGCTGACAATCAGGTTTCATTTGTCAATGTCCATTTCGTTTTCGATAACAACTGGAAACCTCTGCACAAGGTGGTACAGTATGCACAGGATGAGTTTGTGTATAACATGGTACTTGGATATGACGGAACAGTCTGCAAACTTCCGTCTGAACTTCATGCGGGTGCGGTAAAAATGTCTCTGTTTGGCTATGATACGGCAGCACAGGAAACAGTTCGTGCTACAACTGTTATTCATACACTCAATATCCGACCTTCGGGCTTTGATGGTGAGAGTGGTTCTCCGATTCCGCCTACTCCTGATTTGTATCAGCAACTTTTAAAGAATATCGATGAAGCAACCAAGGGTAAGTCAGCCTTTGAAATTGCTGTAGAGCATGGATATGTCGGTACGGAGGAAGAATGGCTGAGAAGCCTGCATGGTAAAGATGGTGTGGATGGTACTCCCGGTAAGGATGGCGAATAGGGACCTCCCGGAGATAATGGCAGAGACGGTATTGACGGAGAGCAAGGTCCTCCTGGTGCTGATGGTAAGGATGGTCGAGATGGCGTTGACGGAAAGGACGGTGCAGACGGACTCCCTGGCAAAGATGGAGAGCCTGGGCCTCCCGGAAAGGACGGAGAAACAGGTCCGCAGGGACCTCCGGGCAGAGATGGTGCTGATGGTCAGCCGGGGCGTGATGGTGTTGATGGTAAAGACGGACGTGACGGCAAGGACGGTGTTACTCCCGATATGTCGCTGTATCCCACAAAGGCAGAAATGAAATCTGCTATTGATCCGCTTAAATCAGAATCCCATACACACAGCAACAAGGCTGTGATTGACGGCATTACTGCTGACTTACTTTCACTCCTGAAAGACTTGAAACGTTTCGAGGATGCTACAGAATATAAACTTCAGACAGTAAAGGAGTCCGTTGAACCTGTTGTTTCTCAGGCACATTGGCATCACAACCTTACACTTCTGAACGGCATTACTGCTGCAAGGCTGACAAAGTGGGATAATGCTGCTGACAGCATTCAGTCTATTACTGAGAATATGGGCAGCCTCGCCAGCCGAATTGCAGCCCTGGATTCTCAGCTCACCCACCACATCGACATTGAGCATCACGATATGGAGCTTATGGAGGAAGAAATCATCAATCTTCAGACCAGGGTTACTATCCTTGAATCACAGGTTATCGGCGGTGGAATTATTCTGTTTGCCGCAGGTGATGATGTATTTGAGAAATATGACACAACTGTATGCTTACAGCATAACAACGGAACTTACTCTCTGATTAAATTTGCAGAACAGTATCCGCAGTTCTGTTCCGGGGCAGATGGATATGTGCTGAATTATTCCTGTGATGCACTCGGTTGGGGTGCAGAGGTTACAACCACTATCTGTACACCTGTGACCATTACACAGAACAGTAAAATCCTGATGGAATACCTCTCTGGTGCAACACAGCCTGGAACAATGTATCTGGTGGAAAACACAGGACGTGATCCGCTTACACCAATTGCAGACTTCATTTTTAACAAGATTAAGGCTCATGACTGCATCGAGCTGTCCTTCAACTGGCTGTATTCCGAGGGTTACATTACGACACTTACATCTTGTTCAGATGTTCCGCCTGGTGAATATTACATCGCCTGGGTTGGAGTTTCAGATAACACGCATCCGAAAATCAAAACTGTAAAACTTATGAAGGGGTGATTCAAATGAAAGAAACTTTTTGTCTTATTGCAGGAGTAGTGGGTGGCTTTATTGCCACTCTGCTCGGAGGTTGGGATAATGCCCTTGTAACACTTGTCATTTTCATGGGAATTGACTTTGTTACAGGTGTGGTTACTGCTATGATGGGCAGATCCAAACACAGCAAAAGTGGTACACTCAACAGTAAGGCAGGTTGGATTGGACTTGCAAAGAAGTTCTGTGTTCTGCTTATGGTGGTAGTGGGTGTCAGAATAGATATTCTGCTCGGAACTACATATATCCGAGATACAGTATGTATCAGTTTCTGTCTGAACGAGCTGCTTTCCATTGTAGAAAACACCACTTTGATGGGCATTCCTTATCCTCCTGTGGTGAAGAATGCAATTGATGTTCTGCAGACTAAGGTTGGCAGAGTGGAAGAGAAAGTCAAAGAGGAGGAAAATAACGATGATTAAGACGTATCCCTTTACAGATGATACACAGCTTACACCGCACTTCAATGCCCATGAGTTTAAATGCAAGTGCGGTCAGCCGCATGATTTTCAGCTTGCCGATGAGCTTGTCGGTAAGCTGGAAGAACTGTATGGAAAGCTGAACTGTTCCAAGATTATCGTCACGAGCGGATTCCGTTGTGTAACTCACGATAAGAATGTGGGTGGCAGCGGCACAGGTCAGCACACCAAAGGCAATGCTGCTGACATCTGTTGTTACGGGCAGGACGGAAATCCTATCAGCAGTAAGATTGTCTGCTGTACGGCTCAGGATATCGGCTTTACAGGAATTGCCAATATCAATGAAAGCTATCAGTACACCCACGTTGATGTGCGGACAGTCTCTAAGTGGTATGGCAATGAGATTCATGGCAATGGTACTGTAACATCTGATTTTTATCAGTATTTCGGCTCTTCCAAAACCGAACTTGCCAACGGAATTGATCTCAGCAGACATAACGGCAGCATTGACTGGGCGAAGGTCAAGGCTGATTTTGTCATTCTTCGTGCCGGATACGGCAAGGTGGCAAAGCAGAAGGATGACCGCTTTGAGGAATACTATGCAGGAGCAAAGGCTCATGGAATCAATGTAGGTACCTACTGGTACTCCTACGCTATGGATGAAGATGAGGCAAGGCAGGAAGCAGATGTATTTCTTGCAACTATCAAAGGTAAGCAGTTCGAGTATCCTGTGTTCTATGATGTGGAGGAGAGCAAACAGTTTGAACTCGGAAAAGAAAAGCTGTCTGCTATTATCCGAGCCTTTCTTGAACGTGTGGAGGCGGTGGGATATTTTGTCGGACTATACGGCTCTGCTTCTTCTCTTGTAACCCATACTGAAAATGACATCAAAGAGAAATATACGATCTGGCTTGCACATTGGTGTGAGAACACCAATTACAGGGGTGCTTACGGTATCTGGCAGCATTCCTGCAAAGGTAAGGTCGACGGCATCAGCGGTGATGTTGACCTCGACAAATGCTATGTCGATTATCCTGAAAGGATTAAGGCAAAGGGGCTGAATGGCTACGGAACTACTCATACTCCTGCACCGTTGCCGGATGACAGCGTTTCCGTTGAGGTTACCGTTGACGGTAAGAAATATTCTGGAAAACTGAATAAGGCATAA